TGTGCAATATAATTCTCAAGGCCATATTGCGTGAAGCCTATATCTGAATGCTTAGGGAGGTGATGTGTTACCTAAGCAAAATGTTTTGGTTAATAGAGATAGAATAAGAGTAGTACATATTATATACATACTACTCTTGTGCCTGCGCAGGCAGTGAGCATCCCACTCACCCTTTCTTGTTGCTACAGAATTCTCTGAAGTAGGCATATGCCTCCTCAAAGCTCTTAGCAACAATACTGTATCCTGCTATGTAAAACATTTTATACATAACACATTGCATTGTCTCTGAACTTCAAGGGGGGTGCAGTACTTTTATTTTGTTGGGGGGAGCGTGGATAGATGGAGTCACACCAATCTAATGCACACAGTAAATTTACCAGTCAAAAAATTTTATCATAAAATTTTATCACAATACTAAATTTGCAAAGTTTAAACTTTTGACTATATTTGTGTCAAATCTAAAAACTATACAAAATGGCAGAAGAAGAAAAAAAAGCCTTAAGCAAAGAACAGGTTCTTGCTTGGTACAAAGAACAGATTGAGTTGGCTACCCTACGTGCTGACTTAGCAGAACAACAGGCGCGTGGAGTGAGGCATGAGTCTGAGAGGTTGCAACACGCAGCTATGATTGCAAACATTACAGCTTCTGTAGAAGAAATGGAAAAGGAAGCACAAGACCAAGAAGAAAATTAAATCACAAAAATTTAAACTATGAAGTTATTAGGAAGAAAGGTATTACTTACAATACCTAAAAGACCAGAGTCAGTGATTGAGCTTACTCCAGAAGTTGAAAGACAGTTAGAAGGAGACATGATCAAGCAGTGGTCAAAGTTAGAAGTGTTCAAAACATCTGCTGATACAGAAGCAGTGAAAGAAGGAGATTTTATTTATGTGTCTTCAAATGTTTTAATGAACGCTGAGAGAATCACAATTGGTGAGGATGTTAAGATGTTGGTTAATGAGTATGATGTATCTATTGTATGGTAATCATAGATCATAAAGATATTGTGTTTCCCAGAAAGGTGATCATTGGTCCCATGACTTACAATGTATTCACTGACCCAAAAACTGATGGAGGTTCTTTTGACAGTTTAGAATGTAAATTGACAATTGGAACCAGGTCTTTGAAAAAAGATCCCACATATGTTTGGTCAGTGATTAATCATGAAATCATGGAGATAGTGTTTGCCACACAAAGAGTCAGATATGATGACCCATCAGTTGAAGGAGATTACAAGTTCTTTATGACTCACAAAGAATTTGAAAACTGCATAAGTGAGTTTTCTAAAGTAATTGTACAATTTTTAAAACTAAAATAAAATGGAAGAAGGAATCAAAGAAGTAGTGGAATACAAAGTTCCAGATCTTACAAGAGGAGAAAAATTAGTAGGTGTAAAATTTAACCCTAGTGGTGATGATGAGGTTGCTACAGTAAAACGTGCATGTGCTTATCTAATAGACATCATGGATAAACACCTGTTAGATACTCCTAGTTCTGATAAGAAGATTATTGTTGAGCATGCAATCACAGAAGTGATCAACGCCCAAATGAACGTGGTTAAAGCTATAACCTACCAAGACTAATGAACTACAGAAAAAAGCCAGTAGAAATTGAGGCTCTCCAGTGGACTGGAGACAACCTTGCAGAAATGGAAGAGTTTGTGGTTAACCAAAATGGAAAACAGTTTGACACTGTTGGTACATCTTTGTTTATCCATACGCTTGAAGGTTCTATGAGAGCTAAACCAACTGACTACATTATTAAAGGGGTGAAAAATGAGTTTTACCCATGTGATGAATCAATATTTAAAATAACTTATGAGCAAATCGTTACATAACACAACAGCCAATGGTGCTAAGGTAAATGTAAAGGACATTAAATTCTGGGGAGATGGTGACATGTTTAGATTAATTTCTAAAGCGTCATCTGAGGCTGAGGGATGGATGAAATCTACAAAAGCTATGTCAGCTGGTAAAGATGTGGTAATACAAATTACCACGCAACAAAGAAATCCTGATGGGAGTTATGCTATTGCAGAAGCTTTAACCACTGTGGAAAATTCAATAATCATTGAACATGTTAATGATGAAGGAATCGTAACAGCAAGAAGCATTGAATGTAGATATCCTAAAGATTCAGGACTAACATTTAGAAAAGTCAAATATCCTTATGGAAGTAGTGAAAATTGAGAAAAAGTATAGGCTATCACGTTATGATCTGGTTAAATATCAGATCATAACTGAGCTTATGTTTTTCAAGAAGCAGCACATTAGTGACAGTGACCTAGACCTTCTAACCTGGTTAGGACTTAAGGGACCTGTAGACCTAACTAACTTCTGCAATTTTGTTGTAAAGAACGAAAACAAAAATATCCAGCCAGAAGAGTTTGCTGTTAAGTCTCAGAATGTGAGAAATAAATTGTCAAAACTTGAGAAGAAAGGATTTGTTGTAAAGTCAGAAAGCTATAAGAAAATGATTGAGATTTCTCCCTCAATATCAGTGCAGAGAGTAGGAAACATTTTATTGGACTATAAATTTTTAGCAGTTGAGACCAATCAAGCGTAAACAAATTTCTAGCATAGTTGCTGAAAGATTAGGATTATCTGCAGAAACTGTTGATGAAATGGTATCTTGCTATTTTAAAATGGTGCAGAAAAAACTAAGTAATTTAGATGACCTTAGAATTGTTGTAGATAAACTTGGTACTTTTACAATAAAGCGCAAGAAGTTAGAAGAGAAGAGACTTCATTATGGAATGGCCCTTGCTAAATTTGAAGCTATTGAGAATCCTGATATGACTGTGTATAAAAACATACTTAGAATCAAGAGAGACATAGAATCTTATGATAAAGCAATAGCATTATTCAAGGCAGATGATGAAAGACTTGAACTCAAAAAAGAAGAAAAAATTAACTATAAAACAAAAAACAATGAGTCTGATAAAAATTTGGAAGGATAAAGGCAAGATCTTTGAAGGAATAAAAAACAGTGTGTTTAAGAAAGAACACATAGAAGAGATTGCAAGTATGAGAATGGAGATTTGTGAATCTTGTCCTCATATGGATACTGAAGGAAGCAAGTGTTACATTGCAGGAACCCAACCTTGTTGTGGAGAATGTGGTTGTAAACTATCTTTCAAAACTAGATCCCTATCTTCAAGTTGTCCAAAAAGCAACTGGACCGCAGTTACCACTGAAGAAGAAGAAGACGCAATTATGAACAGTTTAAACAAATAATCCTATGTTAGTTTTTCATCCAGACAATCATTCATATGAATCAGTAAATCCAGAAGAGAACATAGACTGGATAAGTGTTACAACCTTGGTCTCAGCATTTAAGCAAGGATTTGATGCTCCTAAAATAGCAGCAAAGGTTTGTAAAAGTAAAAAATCAAAATGGTATGGGATGACCCCTGAAAGAATCATTGAGGTGTGGAATGCTGAGTCAAAACGTGCAACTGATCTTGGTACTTTTTACCATAACCAAAGAGAAGCAGATATTTTAGAATGTGATAGTATCACAAGATACGATGTCAAACTAGAAGTGATTGCTCCAAAGGTTGATGAGAAAGGTGTCAAGACCGCGTCAGAACAAAAACTTACAGATGGAATTTACCCTGAACATCTTGTGTACATGAAGTCTACAGGGGTTTGTGGTCAATCTGACTTGGTTGAAATAGCTGATAATGTTGTGTACATTACTGATTACAAGACTAATAAGGAGATTAAGAAAGAGTCTTTTGTAAACTGGGAAGGTCTGTCTCAAAAAATGGATCATCCTATCTCACATTTGGATGATTGTAACTACTCCCATTATGCTTTACAGTTGAGTATATATATGTACATGATCATCAAACATAATCCAAAACTTAAAGCTGGAAGTTTAATCTTGCACCATGTATCATTTGAAACAGAAGGAGAAGATGAGTTTGGATATCCTATTTCAAAATTAAACGCGCAAGGTGAACCAATTGTTAAAGAATTAATTCCTTACACATTACCATACCTAAAAGAAGAAGTTATTGCTATCTTTAACTGGTTAAAAAATAATAGAGATGTTGTTAAATCTAAAAAGAAATAATTATGTGGATAGAAACTAAATACTACCTTGTAGTAGAAAACAAGTTGTCAGACCTTGGATTAGAAAATCTTGAGGATGAGGAATTAACAGCAGACTTTGCGTTTGATACAAAAAATGTAGAGAGCTTTAGAAAACTTATTGCTGAAGATGATACTCAAATTGAAGATGAAGTGTTTGTACATTTTAAAAGTGGTCTAGGTATTATACTAGGAATGAGTTATGATAGCTTGCTAAAAGCAATAATAAAAGAAGATGTCAGTTAAACTATTTGATTTACAAAATGGAATGATTGTTCCAACAGAGCATTGCTATAATCTTGTGGCCTTAAAAAGGATAATGGACAATTATCCAGAAGAGTACATGAAGATATACAGTTATCTGTTTTACATGACCTGTCCTAATCCTGATATCAATCCTTTCTTTGACTCTGTAGAGTATGAGAAAGAAGATTTGATACTTACACAACTTGAAGCAGAGTTTTCTACTGAGGATGATGAGATTGTCGCAGCATTAAACTTTTGCAAAAGGTTGTATGAGACCCCTTCGTACAGAGCATACATGGGTATTAAGCATATGCTAGATGCCCTAGCAGATTATATGGAAACAACCAAAATTAAAGATGGCAGAGATGGAAACATTACAGCACTTGTCAACGCAGCAGCCAAGTTTGAGCAAATACGTGGATCGTATAAAGGAGCATATAAAGACCTTATGGAAGAACAAAAAAGTCAAGTCAGAGGAGGACAAAACCTCGCCTATGACCAATTGTAATTTCTATATTGTCAAGGTGAGACACGTTGGAGGAGAGTGGTTGATACAAAGAACAATGACGCAAGTGCCTCATAGACAGGATTGTATCAAAATTGGTGATGTGCAATATCTGGTTACAGCAGTAGTGTGGAATTATAATGATGCAAGAACCGTAACAATTGGTGTAAGAAATTTATAATTATGTTTAGAGAAATACCTACATACACATTTGAGACAGACACTTGGTCTACATCTACCTTTGACACACAAGCTGAATTGCTTGATTATCTTATGCCCATTTTTAAAGAGCCAGGTGAATATGAATTTGATGAAAGTTCACTTATGTTCAATGATCAGGCAAGGAAATTTAACAAGACCAGACTTTATTGTATATCCCCTGAGCGTTCTAAAGATTTTATTGAATACTGGAATGATCAGAAAAACAAATGTAGAAATGGTGTTCTTATAAAACACAAAAAGAAAACTTGGTACTTGCCAAGAGATTATTACATGTGGTTAAACTTTTTACCTATCTATAACAAAGAGGTAAACAAATTTACATTTGCTGACGTGCGTGATGCGCAATACCACATGGCTCTGTATGAAGAGATTGCAAAATTATCTAACAAGCATGCAGCAATATTAAAGAAACGTCAGATAGCATCTTCCTATTATCATGGTGGTAAAATCATAAATCTGTTTTGGTTTGAAGAAGGTTCTGTGTCCAAGATGGCTGGTTCCTTAAAAGATTATATCAATGAAAAAGGCACATGGCGTTTTCTAGAAGAATACAGAAACTTCCTGAACAAACACACAGCATGGTATAGACCATGTAACCCAGACAAAGTTCTTAACTGGGAGCAAAAAGCAGAAACAACCCAAGGAGGTAGAAAGGTTGATATTGGTTTAAAATCAGTTGTGTTTGGACTGGTGCTTGATAAAGATCCAACCAATGGTGTAGGGGGTCCTTGTACTTTGTTTTATCATGAGGAAGCAGGGATTGCTCCTAAGATGAATACAACCTTAGAATACTTGTTGCCTGCCATGAAATCTGGTATGATGTATACAGGTATGTTTGTTGTCGCAGGTTCAGTAGGAGATTTAGAACAATGTGAACCATTAAAAGATATGATATTGAACCCTGATTCAAAGGATATAATGGCAGTAACCACAAATCTTTTAGATGACCATGGCACAACAGGCATGTGTGGATTGTTTATTCCAGAGCAATGGTCAATGCTACCATGCATTGATAAGTATGGAAACTCTCAGGTAAAAACTGCATTAGAAATGATTGTTGCAGAAAGAATTGACTGGAAAAAGAAATTAAAACCTGAAGATTACAGATTACGTATTTCTCAGAAACCTATTAACATTAAAGAAGCTTTTGATTATAGAAAAGAAGCTAGATTTCCTGAACATCTTGTAGCACAGCAAATACGCAGGATAGAAGAAAAGGAATACCCAGTAGAATATGTAGAATTGGTAAGGGATGATGTGGATGGTGAACAAAAAATCATTACAAAACCAACCAGAAAGTATCCTATATTAGAATTTCCAATATCACCAAAAACCATAGACAAAGAAGGAGTTATTGTTATTTATGAGAAACCTATTAAGAATCCAAAATGGGGTACTTATTATGCTTCTATTGACCCTGTGTCAGAAGGAAAGACAACTACTTCAGAATCACTATGTTCTATATTTATTTACAAAACAGTACAACAGGTTACTTATCAAAAGAATGATGGTAGCATAGAATCAAGAGTAGAAAGAGATAAAATTGTAGCATCATGGTGTGGTAGATTTGATGACCTTAAGAAAACTCATGAAAGACTTGAGTTATTAATTGAATATTACAATGCGTGGACTATTGTAGAAAACAACGTACATTTGTTTATACAGTACATGATATCTAAAAGAAAGCAAAAGTATCTTGTGCCTAAAGATCAAATCATGTTCTTGAAAGAACTAAAAAGTAACACAAACGTGTTTCAAGAGTATGGTTGGAAAAATACAGGTACATTATTTAAAGCAAATTTAGTATCTTACGCTATACAATTTCTTGAAGAAGAACTTGATGTGGAAACTAAACCTAATGGTGACATAATAAAAGTTACCTTTGGAGTAGAAAGAATTCCAGATATTATGCTTTTGAAAGAAATGCAAGCATACAGAGATGGACTCAACGTGGATAGACTTGTAGCATTCTGTGCATTGGTGGCTTTTGCCAAAGTGCAAGAATCAAACAGAGGATATTCTAAACGTGTTGAATCAGAATCTGAAAACTTGCAAAACAAAAATAAAAATGGTAATTTATTTATGAATCCTTTTCGCCATGTTGGAATGCAGTCAAACACTACAACCAATCTGAACAAGAAACCAAGGAATGCATTTAAAAATATAAGATGATATGCAAGTTTTTAACGCACTACAATTAAAAAATGGAGCAAAAGTTGATGCAAACAGAATGGGTACATTTACCCAACCTGTTCAATTTTTACCTGCCAAAGATAAAACTGAAGCTTGGGGCGCATGGAATATGGACTGGTATGAGATGCAAGGTCTTAAACAAATCAGACGTAATGCACGCAAATTACTCAAAAACTATAAACTGGCTTCTGGTATCATAGATAAGACAGATTATATCATAGAGGAAGATAATGATATGGCAGAACTTGTTGATGTTCTTACCAAAGAAGATGAGTCTGCATTTGAGTTAAAATTCTTTCCTATCATCCCAAACATTGTAAATGTAATGATTGGTGAATTTGCAAAACGCAATGATAAGATTACATACAGATCTGTGGATGATACATCTTACAATGAAATGCTTGAGCAAAAACGCGCGATGGTTGAAGAAGTCTTACTTGCAGAAGCTGAAAAGAAAATGCAACAACAGATTGAATCAATGGGACTAGACCCACAAGATCAAGAACAAGCAAAACAAATTGAAGAGATGACATCACCTGAGAAGATGAAGTCATTGCCAGAGATAGAAGAGTTCTTTAAAAAGTCTTATCGTTCTATGATTGAAGAATGGGCTACTCACCTTCACAAAGTGGATGAAGAAAGATTCAACATGCGTGAGCTGGAAGTAACAGCATTCAGAGATTCTCTTGTTACAGATAGAGAGTTTTGGCATTTCCACATGATGGAAGATGATTATGAAGTGGAGTTGTGGAATCCTGTTCTTACATTCTATCACAAATCACCAAATGCTAGATACGTATCACAATCAAACTGGGGTGGAAAGATTGATTTAATGACTCCTGCTGACGTTATTGATAAGTATGGATACGCAATGAGTGGAGATCAATTAAAGAGTTTAGAATCTATTTATCCTGTAAAATCTGCTGGATACATTCTTCCTGGTGTTCAAAATGATGGTTCATTCTATGATGCTACAAGATCGCACGAATGGAATACAGAAGGTCCTTCTCTTGGAATGAGACAATTTACATCTTATAGGGATACAGTAAATTCTGGTGATGATATTATATTGAAGATTCTTACTGAGTCTGAAGACTTGGTTGATTTTGATAACTCAGGATTATTAAGAGTAACAACCTGCTATTGGAAATCACAAAGAAAGGTTGGTCACTTAACAAAAATTGATGACTTTGGAATACTGGTAGACTTGATTGTTGATGAGAATTATGTTGTGACAAACAAACCTGAGTATGATGTCAGCGTATTAAAAGTAAAGTCAAGAGAAACATTAATATTTGGTGAGCACATTGATTGGATATGGATTAACCATGTATGGGGTGGTGTAAAAATAGGTCCTAACAGACCGACATTTTATGGTAACACAGATAACTTAAACTTCTCTCCTATCTACTTAAACGTTGCTCCTACAAAATTTCAGTTTAAAGGAGACTTTACATTATATGGTTCTAAACTTCCTATGGAAGGAGCAGTATTCTCTGATAGAAACACCAAGTCAAGATCTCTTGTAGATAAAATGAAACCTTATCAAATAGGATATAATTTGGTAAATAACCAGATTGCAGACATCTTAATTGATGAGTTAGGTACAGTGATTATGCTTGACCAAAATGCTTTACCAAGACACTCTATGGGTGAAGATTGGGGACATGGTAATTTAGGTAAAGCTTATGTAGCAATGAAAAACTTTGGTATGTTGGCGTTGGATACTTCCATTACAAATACTGAAAATGCATTGAACTTCAATCATTATCAAGTACTTAACCTAGAACAAACCCAAAGATTAATGTCAAGAATACAATTGGCTAATCACTTTAAACAACAATGTTTTGAGTCAATTGGTATTTCTCCACAACGTCTTGGTGCGGTAAATGCACAGGAAACTGCACAAGGAATAGAACAAGCAATCAGTCAAAGTTATTCTCAAACAGAAGTATACTTTACACAGCATTCAGAATACCTAATGCCAAGAGTACATCAGATGAGAACAGACCTTGCTCAATACTATTACTCTAAAAAACCAAGTCTTAGATTACAATACATCACATCAATGGATGAAAAAGTAAATTTTGAGATGAATGGCACAGAACTATTGGCTAGAGATTTGAACATTTTTATTTCTACCAAGGTTAATCAACGCCAGATAATGGAGCAAATTAGACAACTTGCCCTTAACAACAATACTTCAGGAGCTTCTATTTATGACCTTGGTAATTTAGTGAAAGCTGAATCTTTAGCTGAGATCACACATACGCTAAAAGCTGTAGAAGAAAAAGTACAAGGTACTCAACAACAACAAATGCAAGCACAACAAGAAGCAGAAAAAACACGTCAAGAAGGTGAAAACCAAAGACAACAAGCTGAGCTTCAATTTAAAGCGCAACAAGCAGAACTTGATAGACAAGCTGATATCCAAGTTGCAGAGATACGTTCTGCAGGTTTTGGAGCTATGAAAGATATCAATGAGAACAAACAATCTGACTACCTTGACTCTTTAGAGTATCTTGATAAAAGACAAGAAAGACAAGACAGTAAGTTAATGGATGAAAAACGTGAGACAAACAGAATGATTGAGAACCAATCTTCCAATGATATCAAGCGTCAAGAAATCCAAACACGTAAAGAAATTGCAGACAAACAGTTACAGATTGCACTTGCTAACAAAAATAAATATGATAGCAAGAAATAGTATAGCGTTATAGTGTCAAAAAGTTTTAAATAATGTATTGTCAGTTTAAATTTTTGAAGTTTATTTGCTATATTATTATTGAAGAAAGAACCAAACAGAAGAAAACATGGAGATAGAAGAAAAAACAAAACCAGAAGGCACAAGTGTAGAATTAGAAAGTATTGATGACTTTTTACCTTTACCTGGCGCAGAGAGTGTAGTTACAAGTGAAGAGGGTGAAGAAGGTCCTAAAACAATCTTCTCAAAACCTTCACCAGCAGATTTAAGTTTTTTAGAAGAAGACGCTTCTGATGAAGATGGTAAAACTAAAATGACTAATGCTGAGGTTAAAGACACTTTAGAAGAACTAGATGAGCAATTGTCAACAATGGATGATGATGCTGGAGCTAGTAAAGCTGGTCGCAAAAAGATTGATAAAAGTGGTTTAGTAGAAACTTTCTCTAAACTTATAGATGAAGGTGTGTTGATTGGATTTGAAGATGAGAAACCACTTGAAGACTACTCAGTGAAAGATTGGAAAGAATTAATCCAAGCTAACTTTGAGGAAAAAGAAAAGGCTATGCGTGAGCAGACACCTAAACAGTTCTTTGAATCTTTACCAGAAGAATTACAATATGCTGCTGAGTATGTTGCAAAAGGTGGAAAAGACATGAAAGGTTTATTCAGAGCGTTATCACAAGTTGAGGAACAACGTTCATTAGACCCTAGCAATGACGATCATCAAGAGTTAATTGTAAGACAATACTTAAGTGCAACTAATTTTGGAAATGGTGATCAAGCTTTAATTGAGGATCAAGTTGAAGAGTGGGTAAGCAATGGTACAATTGCAAAGCGTGCTAATCAGTTTAAACCTAAATTAGATGACATGCAAAATGAAGTATTGCGTGGAAAACTTGATCAACAAGAACAATTTAAAGTTAAACAACAAAAACAAAAAGAAGCGTATATGGAAAACATATACAATACTTTAAAACCTGCTGAGTTAAATGGTGTCAAAATTGATAACAAACGTCAGAAGTTTTTGTGGGATGAGTTAACTGGTCTTAAGTATGACAGTTTACAAGGAAGACCTACAAATCTTTTAGGGAAATTGTTAGAAGATTATCAGTTTGGAGATGCTCCAAGATATGACTTAATAGCTGAAACACTTTGGTTATTATCAGATCCTGAAGACTACAAAGAAAGCATTAGAAAACAAGCAAAATCTGAGGTAACTCAAGAAACTGTAAAGAAATTGAAAACTGAGGAGGCTAGAAAATTAAGTTCAACATCATCCACAAATGAGGAAGATGAACAACCTAAGAGAAAAACACTAGCTAAACCAAGAAATATTTTTAGTAGATAACACATAAATTAAACTTAAACTATAATTAAAAATGGCAACACCTGTATTAAACAATGGTCTGTTCCTAAGAGACACTAGCTATAAAGTGTCATCTCACTTAGATTCTTATCACCTTGTGAACATGCTTAAGTCTGCTGAGCCTATGGATTTAGGACCAGTTGATCTTTGGGCTATGTCACAAAAAGTTGAGATGCCTCTTTACCAAATGTCGTCTTTTGGTGGAAAGAATACCATTCTAGTTGACACTCCAAGAGGAGAGTACAAATGGCAAACTCCTATTGTACAAGATTTACCTTACATTACTGAGAACATTGAGTCTGCAGCAACATTAGGTATTGATGGTACAAACTTTAAAATCAAATTAAACAGACGTGTTTTTGGACATGGTGATATCATCACTTATGACAAATACAAAGGTTTAGAGATGTTCATCACTGCTGATGATATCTTACCTTCTGCTGATGGTTTTATCTACACTGTACAGTTAGTAAACAACAGCAATAGCACTGGTCTAGAAGCTGCTAAGTATTTGAAACCTGGAACTAAATTCTTCAGAAAAGGTTCTGCGCGTGGTGAATATGGTGAAAAATTCTCTGACATTGGTGAATTAACAAATGGCTTTAGAGAGTACTACAACTTTGTTGGTGGTGCTGAAGCTCACGTTCATTATTCAGTTTCTTCTAAAGCTGAAATGATGTTGAAAGGTGGTCTTAACGCAGATGGTTCAGTTCCAGTAACTGAGATCTGGAGATCATTTGATAAAAACATTGATCCTGCTATCACAAACATTGATGAGATGGTTAAAACAATGGGTAAAGACTATATCAAAAAAGCTTATGATAATGGTTCTTTGACTCGTTCTTTCTTAACTAAGATGGAAGCTGCTCACTTGTCTAAAATTGCAAATGACATTGAGACTTACTTAATGTGGGGACAAGGTGGTAAAATCAAACAAGATGGTCCAGATGATATCAGATTGTCTGTGGGTCTTTGGGGTCAGTTAGATAACTCATTCAAAAGAATCTACAACAAGTCTGGTTTTACATTAGATTTATTCAGAGCTGAGATTTTCAACTTCTACAATGGTAAAGTTGATTTCAAAGGTCCAGATCCACAAAGAGAACTTATTGTTCAAACTGGTATGGCTGGTATGAAAATAGTTAACCAATCTATTAAGAAAGAAGCTTTTGGAACTGGTTTAACTGTGAATATGGATCAATCAGGTGTTGGTGCTAT